CGTCTGGTTTATATTCTCTTTTTATCCCAATGGAGTGGAACTACGAAGGATTTATTGATGAGCACGGAAGTCCAGTCTTCGATAGTCCGAGTGATGATGTCTTCGACCCCCAAGGAGAGTTAATAGACGTAGGTGTAGTAGAGAACTGGCAAAATGAAGCTGATGGTTTAAAAGGTGATCAAGATGCTTTAAATGAATTTTATCGTCAGTTTCCAAGAACTACAGAGCATGCATTTAGAGATGAAACTAAGAACAGTATATTTAACTTAGTTAAACTATACGAACAAATAGATTACAACGAAGAAATGTCTAGAACATTAGGCATAACTCAAGGTAATTTTCAATGGGTAAATGGTGTTAAAGATAGTCAAGTCATATTTTACCCAGACAAAAAAGGTAGGTTTAAAGTAAGTTGGGTACCACCAACAAATATACAAAACAATTGTATTATTAAAAATGGTGTTAAATGGCCTGGTAATGAGCACATGGGTGCTTTTGGTTGTGATAGTTACGATATATCAGGAACTGTTGATGGTATAGGTTCTAAAGGTGCACTGCATGGTTTAACTAAGTTTAGTATGGAAGACGCTCCGGCTAATAGCTTTTTCTTAGAGTACTTAGCTAGACCACAAACCGCAGAGATATTCTTTGAAGACGTTCTAATGGCATTAGTATTTTACGGGATGCCTTTACTCGCAGAGAATAATAAACCTCGTCTACTGTATTATTTAAGAAGACGTGGTTACAGAGGTTTTAGTATGAACAGACCTGATAAAATATGGAACAAATTATCTGTAGCAGAAAAAGAAGTAGGTGGAATACCTAACTCAAGCGAAGATATAAAACAAGCTCATGCTGCTGCAATTGAAATGTACATACAGTCTCACGTGGGTATGAAACAAGATGGATCATTTGGTGATTGTTATTTTAATGAGTTATTAAATGACTGGGCTAAATTTGATATAAACAAAAGAACAAAGCATGATGCATCTATTAGTTCTGGACTTGCTATTATGGCAAACAATAGACATCTATACAGACCAAACGCAAAAGTAGAAAAACCTAAACTAAACATAAGTATTGCAAGATATGCTAATCAAGGCAATACATCTAAATTAATTAAAGAATAAATATGGCTAACCAAGGTACAAAAAGTTATTTCCCAAGTCAAATTGTGAGCGATATAGAAAAGATTAGCTTTGAGTATGGTCTTAAAGTTGCTAAAGCTATTGAGTCTGAGTGGTTTAATGTAGAACAAGGTTATAACAGATACTCAAGTAATAGAAATGATTTTAGAAAACTAAGACTATATGCTAGAGGAGAACAATCTACACAAAAATATAAAGATGAGTTATCTATAAATGGTGATTTATCTTATCTTAATTTAGACTGGAAACCTGTACCTATTATACCTAAGTTTGTTGATATAGTTGTAAATGGTATAGCTGAAAGAACTTATGATGTAAAAGCATATTCTCAAGATCCTTTTGGAGTTAGTAAAAGAACAGAGTACATGGAGTCAATGTTAAGAGATATGAGGTCAAAAGAGTTTAACGACTATACTCAAGAAAACTTTAACATGAACATGTATGAGAACGATAAAGAGACTTTACCAGAATCAGAAGAAGAATTAAAGCTACACATGCAGCTTAGCTACAAACAAGCTGTAGAAATTGCAGAAGAGCAAGCGTTAAACACTATAATGGAAGGCAACAGGTATGAGCTTATTAAAAAACAATTTTACTATGATTTAACTGTTTTAGGTATTGGTGCTGTTAAAACTGATTTTAATCCATCAGAAGGAACTACAATAAAATATGTTGATCCAGCTAATCTAGTGTACTCTTACACTGAGTCACCTTACTTTGAAGACATATACTATGTAGGAGAAGCAAAAACAATACCTATCAATGAGTTGGTTAAAGAGTTTCCTCATTTAAGTATAGAAGATTTAGAAGAAATATCAAAAAACAACTACCACAATAAAAATAACTATCACTCAAGTTCTCAACGTCAAAGGGTGGATAATAACACTGTTCAAGTTTTATACTTTAATTATAAAACTTTTATGAACGAAACTTATAAAGTTAAAGAAACAGGTACTGGTGCTGAAAAGTTGATACTTAAAGATGACACTTTTAATCCACCTGAAGAAATGAATTTTGGTAGGTTACAAAAAAAAGTAGAGGTTTTATATGAAGGAGCTTTAATACTTGGTACTAGTAAACTTATCAAGTGGGAAATGGCTAAGAATATGATGAGGCCAAAAAGCGATTACACTAAGGTTAAAATGAGTTATGCTATAGTTGCACCAAGAATGTATGAAGGTCGTATAGAGTCTTTAGTTAGTAGAATTACTGGTTTTGCTGATATGATTCAGCTTACACATTTAAAACTACAACAAGTGTTATCACGTATGGTTCCAGATGGTGTTTATTTAGATGCTGATGGTTTAGCTGAAATAGACTTAGGTAATGGTACAAACTACAACCCACAAGAGGCTTTAAATATGTTTTTCCAAACAGGTTCTGTTATAGGTAGATCAATGACAGCTGATGGTGATGGTAACCCAGGTAAAGTACCTATTCAAGAAATATCTAGCGGTAGTGGTGGTCAGAAAATGGGTACTTTAATACAAACTTACAACTATTACATGCAAATGATTAGAGATACTACTGGGCTTAATGAAGCTAGAGATGGTAGTACACCTGACAAAAATGCTTTGGTTGGTATACAAAAAATGGCAGCAGCTAATTCAAACACAGCTACAAGACATATACTACAGTCAGGTTTATTTTTAACAGCTGAAGTAGCTCAATGCTTATCTCTTAGAATATCTGACGTGCTAGAGTATTCACCAACTGCAGAAGCTTTTATACATCAAATAGGTGCTCATAATGTAGCTACATTAAAAGAAATGTCCGAGCTTCACTTGTACGACTTTGGAATTTTTATTGAACTAACTCCAGATGATGAAGAAAAAGCAATGCTTGAGAATAACATACAAATGGCACTACAACAAAAAATGATTGAACTTGCGGATGCTATTGATCTTAGAGAGATTAAAAACATTAAACTTGCTAATCAACTATTAAAGATACGTAGAAAGAAAAAACTTGAAACAGATCAACAGAAGCAACAACAAAATATTCAAGCACAGTCTAAAGCAAATCAAGAAGCTGCTCAAGCAAAATCTCAATCAGAGATACAAGCTAACGAGCAAAAAATTCAAGGTGAGATTCAATTAGAACAAGCTAAAGCTGAGTTAAAGATTAAACAATTGCAAACGGAAATGGAACTGAAAAAACAGTTAATGGAGCAAGAGTTTGATTTTAACATGCAGCTAAAAGAATTAGAGTCTGAAGCATTAGGTTCTAAAGAAAACAAAAGAGAGGATCGTAAAGATCAAAGAACAAAAATCCAAGCAACTCAACAAAGTGAACTTATTGATCAAAGAAATAATGGTAAAGCACCTAAAAACTTTGAGTCAACAGGTAATGATATCTTAGGTGGAGGCATGGACACTATGAGTATGTAAAATTACTAACTATTATTATATTATATTATGAAAGAAAAAAAAGAAAAAGTAACTGAAAAAGTTACAAAAGTAAATATGTCTAAAAAAGAAGTTAAAGATGATATTATTAAAGTAAACTTAGACAAACCAATAGAAACAAAAGAAGAGCAGGTTGTAGAAGAAACACCAGCTGTTGAAGAAAAAGTTTTAGTTGATGTCAAAGAAGAGCAAGAAGAAATAAAAAAAGAAGAAGTAGAACAAGAGCAAGCACCAGTGTTAGAAGAAATAACAGAAGAAGAAGTTAAAGATCAAACTACAGATCTTACTGAAGACTTGATAGATGCTAAAGTAGAAGAAGCAGAAACTGGAAAAGCAATACCTGAAAATTTACAAAAAGTTGTAGATTTTATGGAAGAAACTGGTGGTACATTAGAAGATTATGTAAGTCTTAACAAAGACTACACTAGTTACGATGACATGACAGTTCTTAGAGAGTACTACAAAAAAACTAAATCTCACTTAACACCAGATGAAATTGAATTTTTAATTGATGATTCGTTTTCTTTTGATGAAGAAATTGAAGATGAAAGAGATATAAAAAAGAAAAAAATAGCGCTTAAAGAGCAAGTTGCCAGCGCTAAAAGCCACTTAGACGGGCAAAAGTCTAAATACTATGAAGAGATCAAAGCTGGGTCAAGGTTAACACCTGAAGCTCAAAAAGCAATG